TGTAGATGTTGTACAGGATGTTGGAGGATTAAATTATAATGCTGCGTACAATAGAGTGGCTGGAAAAGCAGGTTGGACATCTCAAGGACCATTACTAAAAGCAAGNGATGATCCCAAAATAAGAGAGATGGCACAAAAAATACAAAAAGAGGTAGATTTTTATAACAGACATAAAAGAGCNTATGAATATGTAGNACCAAGTCAGAAGACTTATATTAAAAAAGATCAACCTTTAGAAGAAAACGTAATTTTNNNAGANGGCAGACCAAGTGCTGTTCAAACAAAAATAGGTGATAAAAAATTTAAAGGTTTTATTGAACCTTATCACAGAATAATTGGTGAACATACTATGGAAGCGGCAACGAGAAATAAATTAGAGAGACAAGTTACGGATTTTGCAAAACAACATGGTGGTTATAAAGAAGCTGCCTACATAACAACTGATAGACGTAATAAGATTAAATCACATTTAACAAAAAATATTTTAACAAATAGTATTAAAAAAAGTGAACTATTAAATTCTATTCCTAAAAATCAAACTAGACCTAGTTTTGATGTTATAGCTCAAATATCAAAACATGATGATGCTATCGCAAAGTCTGCGAAAGAACTAGAGGACTTGGGATTGGAGACAGCTATTTATGATACAGCAGCAAACAGAGGACAAGGGCAAATAAAGTATTACGGAAAGCCATATGATAACGCTAGTCAATTGGTTCAATCTTTAAATAAAGGTGTAGTACCACAACCTTCTGGTTTTATAGGACCTGCTAGACCTCTTCCTCAAAGACAGATTTCAAGAAAAGTTGAAGGCCCTGCAGGAACAACGGTGGATGAAACAATTACGACTAGGAAGTACAACAAGGGAGGTATGGCGGATAAGTTCTATGATTTTTTGCAAAGTACTAAAGACCAGTTTTTTCAAGGTGGTGAGTATCCATATGATGTAGCAAGTAATGAACCTGTAGGTGGTGACATAGAAAGTTTAGTTCCAACTCCAGATGCTGTGACAACAATGACAGCACCTTTTACTTTTGAACCAGTTGACAAATTAGTAGACGAATCTCTAGCAAGATTAAATTATGATATGATTACTGATAATGACGTTCAACAATATTTAATGTCACGTGATACAGCTTTAGATACTAAAAATGCGTACAAAGAACAATTAGAATTTTTTAATAGACAGCCTTCTTTTTTTGTAGCTCCTGGACTCGAGCCTATAACAGAAGGTCCTTTAGGAAGAACTGAACAAGACCTTCTTGATATGTATCAAGACGAAATTAATAGTCAACGTTATAAAGACGCGACGAGGTTGTATACAAGTCAAGAGCCAGAAATTGTTGAAAAAAGAAAAGCGATAGAATCTAGATATTTTGGTAATCAACTTAAAAAAGCTGGATTACTAACAGCTAATGCTTTGATTGAAACATACCAAGCTATATCTCCTGTTTCATATGCAGCAGATGCTTTTGAAGATATAGCAGAAAAGAAAAAAGGAAAATCTTTTTATGAAAGAGAATTAGATTATTATAAAAAACAAAGAGAGAAAGGCGAGTCCTATATTAATCCAATCGATGGAACAGAGATAGATGATAGCACAACTGTATATGATCTTTTTTTACCTGGCATGCCTCAAAACAGGGTTGATAACTTTGGTCAAGTAGAAAGACCTGATGGTTATTCAGTTGAGGAAGTTGATCAATTAATTGCTTTTGGGAAACAACCTTCTTTAAGAGTTCCTGAAAATGTAACAAAAGGAGATTATTTAAAATCAGGTGGTAAATTTGCTATGGGTGTATTACCTGCGTTCATGGGCGCTGGTATACGTGCAAGGTTAATCGATACTATTAATAGTAAAGACATAGGAAAACTATCCAAGTTTTTAAAAGTAGCACCTCAACTCATGGGCTTTCCAACTAGAAAAGATATGGCTGATTTCTTTAGTTTAGTTTTGAAAAAAATGCCAAAAACATATTTACAAGAAACTTTTAAAAAAGATCAACCTCAAAATCTTATAGCTTTGCAAAGATTAGTTAATGATATGTACACAGACACATTTACAGAAAATATTGATGATTATTACGCCAATATAAGAAATGAGTTAGAAAATCCTCAATATGCAGAGCAGAGAGAAGTTTTAACAAATAGATTGATAGATATATATAAAAATCCTGATTTGGTGGAAAATGTTGTAGATCCAAACAATTATGATAAGATACTTAAAGAGGCAGAGCTGTATGAAGACATGCCAGAATTTGTTTATCACATGGCTCAAGTCGAAGCTAATAAAACTATTTTAAAAGAAAAATATGAAATGCTAGGAAAAGAACCACCAGAATTAAAAACGATGCAAGATGATACTTTGTTTGAAGAAATAACAGGCATAGACGTTGCACCTGGTGAAAGAGAAACACCTCCTTCTAATATTAGAAACATGGCCATGGGCGGTGATCCAGGACAGTTTACTGATCCACTACGTACACCTGACGACAGCGGTATTGATGTAAGAGGCATACAAGAAGATACACCTTACATGAGCATTGATGAACTTGATTTGTTTGAAGAAGCAAACTTAAAACCAACAACAGAAAACAATTTACCTCCACAGGTAGAAATGGCGTCTCTTAATATTTTTGGTAAAACCTGGATGGGCAGTTTACTTAGATAAAAAAAGTGACATTATTAAAGGTGGTAATCAAACAAAAAATTTAATTCGTATTGGTGATGAAGTAGCAGAAGCAACAGCAACAGCAGGAGAAGATATTGGTAGGTTTTACTCAAACGTAGAAGCAAAGTTACTTGATCCAAGTGTTCCTGATGTTTTTGAAACACCAGCAGATTTATATAATTTCTTTCAATCACGAAATATTAGTAAACTAGAGGTAGAAGATTATCAGCTACCACAACTCTTCTCGTCGTTATTTCAAACAGGACAGCCTGTTACAAAACAAGTTTTATTAGATAGAATTAAACAAGCACCTATTCGTAAATTAAAAACAAAAACATTTGGTTTTAGATCAGATATTGAAGAGAGACAAGCAGGTGTTTTGGAACCCGAACTTACATCAAGTAAATACGGTGGTGGTCATTATGAAAGTGGTAGTTTGCCTAATACATATAGGGAACATGTGGTGTATCTCGATCCGCAAGACATTCCTGGCGATCCAGGAACATATAAGTATTCAACACATGATTTCTTCAGAGGTGATCAGGCGTACGTGGTCGGGTGGTCGCGGCTCACGGACCGTCCTGGAATTGTACCTGGCACGGCTAAACAATTATCAGGTGATGCCACAAAACTGCCAGAGCTAGAAAACAAACGAGATAGACTTACAGCAATTACCAACAAGTCTGCACAAGATATTGTTGATCAATCAGGTGGACGTGTTAGCATGGAACAAGCACAGAAGAATATTGACAATGCACAAAAGCAATTAGTTAAGATACAAGATGATATAGACAATCTTGGATCGCCGTTGGATGTAGCTGTTGTTGATGATCAAGTAGTCAACGTAACATTTGCTGATGAAATACAATCTGATATTTTTCAAACATATCGAAAAAATGTAGAGCAAGTAAAAAAAGAGTATTTACGATTATTAGAAAAAGGCTCTAATCTTACAGACGTACGTATTATTGGAAGAGAAAAACAAGGTGATGTATCCTCTGAGCTGATAAAGTTTTATGCAAAGCATAAAGACATTCTACGTCCTGTGTTTAGAACAGAGGCTGACTTTGCAGGTCATATTCAAAAATTACAAAACTCTAATAAAATATTTAAAGAGTTTGCGGATATACGTCCTGGCACTTTAACACCTGAAGACATGATACCTGTGCGTGCGGCTCAAAAAGAAAGAGACGACGTATTAAAGTTTTTTGATGAAGCCGTCGTTAATCCTGAAACCATGAAATCCCTTTTTCCTAATATTCCTTTTAAAGACAGAAAGCTGTGGGGTGATGTTATAGTAAAGAATGATTTACACGCAGCAGCAAAAAGACTGTTTGTAGAAAACGATCCAAATGCACCAACATGGTATGCTATTACGCCTGCTGAACTGGTGACAAAACGATATGGGCAAGCAGGAACAACAGCAACACCACTAGCAGACAGAGCGGGTAAAAAAGGTGTAGGAACATATGAGTTTTACGGAGGGCCAGATGTATCAGACGTTAGTGGTAAACACTACACCAGTGTTCTAGAGCAATCATTAAAAAGAGCGGCAAATATTAACAATTCAGAGTTTAAAATAATTAAAGTAGCAATAGGTGAGCCAAGAAGTAAGAAAAAGGTTATTCAAGTTATATCAATGGACGGTCAAAACATAATTAAAGAAATACGTGTAAAATCAGGTGGCCTTGAGGACGCAATGAGTGAGGCAACAGACTTTATTAACAGTTCTGATAATGCACAAAACTTATACACAAAAACAACAACTATACCTTCGGGCTTTAAAACTGTGGACGCTTATGCTATAAAACTAACACCAGAAATGGTATTACCTTCAAAAACCCATTTGGCGACAGGCGGTTTAGTACAGTACAATCCACTGCCAAATATTGAAGAATTAATAGGAGCAGCTTAATGGCAATTGACAAAAGAATAGATCCAAACGAACCACGAACAGTAAATGATGCTTTGATGATACCTCCTAAAGTAGGAGAAACAGTAGAACTAGAGCCAGGCACTGATAATCCTTTGGTAGAAATAACAGAAGATGGTGGCGCAATTGTTGGAGAGCAAGAACGAATATTAGAAGATACATTTGATTCAAACCTAGCTGAATTTATTGATGAGAATGATTTATCTGTCATTTCGTCGGACTTAGTAGAGGGTTACGAGAATGATTTATCTTCAAGAAAAGAATGGGCAGAAGCCTATAAAAAAGGTTTAGATCTATTAGGATTAAAATACAATGAACGTTCTCAACCGTTTCAGGGAGCAAGTGGTGTTACACACCCTTTATTATCTGAGTCTGTTACACAGTTTCAATCACAAGCTTATAAAGAATTACTACCAGCAGGGGGACCTGTCAGAACACAAGTTATTGGTGAAGTAACAAAAGCAAAAGAAGATCAAGCACAACGTGTGCAAGAATTTATGAACTATCAAATTACACACGTTATGGAAGAGTTTGATCCTGATCTCGATCAGATGTTATTTTATTTACCTTTGTCGGGTTCTACCTTCAAGAAAATTTATTATGATGGAGGTGTAAACAGAGCAGTATCTAAGTTTGTTCCAAGCGATGATCTCGTTGTTCCGTACAACGCTACTAATCTTGAACAAGCGGAAAGAGTAACACATGTTATTCGTAAATCAGAAAATGAAATTCGTAAGTTACAAGTGTCTGGCTTCTATCGCGATATTCAAATAAAGCCAATGGATCTTGAGGATAGAATACAAGAAAAAGAAAACGAAATATCAGGTGTTAAAAAAGTAGGATACGTTGATGACGAATATACGTTATTAGAAATTCACGCTAATCTCGACATACCAGGTTTTGAAACAGAAGATGGTATTAAACTTCCTTACATTGTAACGATAGACGAGGGTTCTGGAAAAGTTTTATCTGTATATAGAAATTATAAAGAGAACGACGATACATTAAAGAAAATACAATATTTTGCTCATTATAAATTCTTACCAGGTTTAGGGTTTTATGGATTAGGTTTAATTCATATGCTTGGTGGTTTATCAAGAACCGCTACAGCTGCTCTCAGACAATTAATTGATGCAGGTACTTTATCAAACTTACCAGCAGGATTTAAAGCGAGAGGTCTTCGTATTAGTGATGATGACAATCCGTTGCAACCAGGTGAGTTTAGAGATGTTGATGCACCTTCAGGTGATTTACGTGCAGGACTTATGCCGTTACCATACAAAGGAGCAGATCCAACTTTATTTCAATTATTAGGTTTTGTTGTTCAAGCAGGTAAAGAATTTGCTACGGTTGCTGATCAAAAGATTGGTGACAGTGTTGCAGCAAACGCTCCAGTTGGCACTACTATGGCTCTTATGGAAAGAGGCATGCGTGTTATGTCTGCAATACACAAGAGATTACATTATGCGCAAAAAATAGAATTTAAATTATTAGCAAAAATATTTTCAGAATCACTTGATCCTGAATATCCGTACGATGTTGTTGGGGGAATTAGATCAATTAAAACAGCAGATTTTGATGATAAGATTGATATACTTCCAGTATCTGATCCAACTATTTTTTCTATGTCTCAACGTGTTACGTTGGCACAAACACAACTACAACTTGCGCAAGCAGCACCACAGATGCACAATATGTACGAAGCATATCGTCGTATGTATCAAGCTATGGGTGTTCAAAATGTTGATGCAATTTTACCTGTTCCTACTCCGCCTCAACCACAAGATCCAGGAATAGAAAACGGTAGCACATTATTAGGAAAACCTTTACAAGCATTTAGAAATCAAAATCATTTGGCACATATTGATTCACACAGAGCTTTCTTTTCAAGCATTTTAGTTAAGAATAATCTACAGGCAATGACCCTTTTAGAAGCACATATTATGGAACATGTTTCTATTCAAGCAAGAGAAGAGGTAGAACAAGAAATGCAGGAACAAGTACAGGAATTAGCACAACAATTTGGTGGTCAAATGCCACAAGAAGAACAAATTAAGCTTCAAGAAATTATAGAATCAAAAGTTGCTGAAAGAATTACTGAAATGACAGAAAAAATGATTGCTGAAGAACAAGAAATGATGGCAGAACAAGGAGAAGATCCTTTAATTCAGTTAAAACAGCAAGAATTACAGCTACGTGCTGCTGATTTACAGAGAAAATCACAAAATGATCAAGCAAATATGGAGCTGGATGCTGCAAAATTAGAACAAAATGCTAAATTAGCGCAAGATAAGATAGATTCTAACGAAGATATTGCACAATTACGTGCGAATGTTAATCTAGAAAAACAAAATGACAAGCGCAACAGTTAAATTACAGGAATATTTTACTGAGTTAATGACTTTTGCTGA